GAAACAAAGCAAGGCACGTGGTTTCGTTTATTCTATGAAGAACGAATACTTTTACAAGTGCCATAACTGTTCTAAAGGTACCACACTTGGTAAACTGATAGAACATGTTGATCCACAATTATATAAAGAGTATGTCATTCAAAAGTACAAAGGCGGTAATAAAGATACAATAGAGTATAATTTCAAACCTGTACGATTTGATGATAATAAGTTAAAAGGTCTTACAAGATTTGATAGATTGAAAGATGACCATCCGGCACTTAACTTTATCAAACAAAGAAGACTTGAACAGTTTTTGGATAGAATTTATTTTTGTCCAAAATTTTATGCCTGGGTCAATTCTTTGATACCAAATAAGTTCCAAAGTAGTCTAGTCAACTCTATGGATCACCCACGGGTCGTCCTACCTTTCTTTGGCGTAGACAATAAAATGTTTGCGTTTCAAGGGCGTGCTTTTGGTAAAGAAGAACCCAGGTATATTACCATCAAGTTAGATGAGAACAAAAGGCGAATATTTGGCCTAGACAAAGTAGATATAAACAGAAAGGTTTATGTTGTTGAAGGTCCAATAGATAGTTTGTTCCTCCCAAACTGTATCGCCGTTGCAGGTGCAGATTTAAACATGTCATTGAAAAATGCTGTGTATATCTTTGATAATGAACCACGCAACAAACAAATTGTTGATAAAATGCAACAATTAATTTTTTTAAACAAAAATATTTGTATCTTTCCTAAATCATTGAAACATAAAGATATTAATGATATGATTATGGCAGATATGTCTCAGGTAGAGATACAAACTATTATAGATAATAACACATTTTCAAAATTATCAGCACAACATAAGTTAAACGATTGGAAGGAGATTTAATGAGCCCAGATAGTATCAATGTTATTAAGAGAAACGGTAGGGGCTTAGAACCTCTGGACATACAAAAAATACATAGTATGGTTCACTATGCTTGCGAAGGATTGTCAGGCGTTAGTGAATCCCAAGTAGAAATGAATAGTGGCATGCAATTCTATGATAAGATGACCACGGAAGAAATTCAACAAATATTAATTAAGAGTGCAAGTGATTTAATCTCATTAGACAAACCTAACTATCAATATGTGGCTGCAAGATTACTTTTATTCTCTCTCCGTAAAGGTCTTCACCACAGACTTTGGGAACACCCTACATTATTAGAACACATAAAGAAATGTATTGATGTAGGTGTATATGATAAAGAATTTCTTGTTTGGTATACTAACGAAGAAATTGAAGAAATGAACATGTATATAAAACATGAAAGAGATTACTTATTCTCATATGCAGGTTTAAGACAAGTTGTGGACAAATACCTTGTACAAGATAGAAGTACAGGTGAAATATTTGAAACGCCACAATTCATGTATATGATGATTGCGGCAACATTATTTAGAAACTACGATATAGAAAGAAGAATGGACTATGTTAAAAAATATTACAATGCGATTTCGCAACATCTTATCAACATACCAACGCCCGTTATGGCTGGTGTTAGGACTCCTCTTCGCCAGTTTGCTAGTTGCGTTTTGGTTGATACTGACGATACTCTACCTAGTATTTTCTCTAGTGATATGGCCATTGGTCGCTATGTGGCTCAGAGGGCGGGAATTGGAATCAATGCGGGCAGAATCCGCGGCATCAACTCCAGAATAAGAGGCGGTGAAGTTCAACATACAGGTGTTGTACCGTTTCTTAAAAAGTTTGAGGCAACTGTTAAGTGTTGTACCCAGAATGGCGTTAGAGGTGGTAGTGCTACTGTACACTTTCCAATCTGGCACCAAGAGATAGAAGACATTATTGTTTTAAAGAACAATAAAGGTACGGAAGACAATAGAGTTAGAAAGTTAGATTACTCAATACAAATATCAGAATTATTTTACAAACGATTTATTGAAGATAAAGAAATTACTTTATTTTCACCACATGAGGTACCAGGTTTATATGAGGCATATGGTACAGATAAGTTTGATGAAATGTATGAAAAGTTTGAACGATCTACAAAGATTAAAAAGAACAAAGTTAAGGCACAAGAATTATTTGGTGCAATACTAAAAGAAAGAGCAGAAACTGGTCGTATCTATATTATGAATATTGACCACACAAATACTCATTCTAGTTTCAAAGATCAAGTCTTTATGTCTAATCTATGCCAAGAGATTACTTTACCTACAGACCCATTACAACACATAGATGGTGAGGGTGAGATTGCGTTATGTATATTAAGTGCAATCAATCTAGGTGCAGTAAGTAAAAAAGAAGATTTAGAAAACTTATGTGATTTATCTGTAAGAGGTTTAGAAGAATTAATTGACCTACAAAACTATCCAGTCAATGCCGCAGAATTATCAACTAAAGCAAGAAGAAGTTTAGGTATTGGTTATATTGGTCTTGCACATTTTCTGGCAAAGAATAAAGTCAAATATAACAGTAAAGAGGCATGGCATTTACTAGATGAATGGACAGAAGCATTCCAATACTATCTGTTGAAATCATCTAATCAACTTGCAATAGAAAAGGGACCTTGTACAAAATTTGACAGGACTAAATATTCAGACGGAATACTACCTATTGACACTTACAAAAAAGATGTTGATAGTATCGTTAAGAGAAAGTTAAGTTATGATTGGTCTACTATTAGAAAGAGTATTAAAGAACACGGATTACGCCACTCGACACTATCAGCACAAATGCCAAGTGAAAGTTCCTCTGTGGTATGTAATGAAACGAATGGTATTGAACCGCCTAGAGACTTCTTATCTGTTAAGAAAAGTAAAAAAGGACCACTCAAACAAATAGTACCAGGGTACCCTAATCTTAAAAATTATTATACATTACTATGGGATATGCCAGGTAATGAAGGTTATATAAATGTTGTTGCAGTAATGCAGAAATATTTTGATCAAGCAATATCTGGTAACTGGTCTTACAATCCAGAACAATACGAAGGCAATCAAGTGCCTGTATCTGTTATGGCAAGAGACTTACTCACTACATATAAGATGGGTTGGAAAACTTCTTATTATCAAAACACTTATGATGGTAAGAATGATAATGATGAACCACAACATAATGTTGGTGATAGAGACCAAGAATTAAAAGCAAGAAGTGAATTTAATACACAGGAAGAATATGATGAATATTGTGAGGCGTGTGCAATATAGGAGAAAATATGCCATTTTTAAATCATAACATACCGCCATTTAGTGCATATATTCGAAATGAATATTTGTTCAATCATACTAAAGGTCATGGTGATTTTACTTTTGCTGATGTACATACAGTTAATTGTATGGAAAGAAGAGCAATACTTTTTGAATGTTTATTACCTAATGGTGTAAACTGGACAAGACGACCAATCAATGCATTTGTTTGGAAGAAAGACGCACCAAAACATAATTTAAATATTCATATGTACTGGGATTGTTTTTCTAATTATGTAGATGTGAATAGAAGAAATAGACTTGCAAATTGTCGAGCAGAATTAGTTGATTGGCATGGTACTAAAAGAAAAGGTACTTACATGTTTACAATTGACTTTGCCCATGAGAACAAAGCGGCGATGTTAGATGTAAACTTTAGTGAAGACCCAGAACATAAATGTGCCCATATGTTTAGAATGGACGATGGTAACTTTTTTGCCTATCCTAACAATAGATGTATCTGGTATGATGACGCATTTATGGAAAAGAGATTGACAGGTAATCCAGGTTATCTTATTGACCAAAACTATTATACTGTTGAAAATACTAGAGAAGATACAATTACAGACGATAGTTATTTTACACAATGGGAAAGAGAAGGTGAAGAAGTATTTAATGCTGAAGAAACACCTATTGGACCTGTAAACAATAAAGACAAAGGGTGAAAATATTTTATGACCACATATACGGTAATACAACGAAGTATGATATTATCTACGGACTTGCATTAGCGGAAGTTGAACCAAACGAAGAAGAGGTGGCGTTAGATAAAGGTTGGACACCTATGGACGCTTTCTTTTACGAAACAGATAAACAACTTTGGATACAGGCACGAACAACCCGTATTGACCTACAAAAGTTTCATGTGAAAAAGAAACATAGGCAATACATGAAGAAAGAAATTACTGGTAAGTATTATCCAGAAGGTAACCCTTGGCAGTATGAATGTGATTTAATATTTAAAAAATATTGTAAACACAAAGGTTATGATGACCATGGTAGTGAGTTAGTTGATAAAGAATATGGACACAAAGACCATTTTATTTATTGGCACAATAATAATATTATTGCATATACTCAACTTACTAAATATGGCACATCTGTGGTTGCAGGCGAATTTGCTTGGGACTATGAAACACCAGAATTAAATATGGGCAAGTTTGCTCAAAATTTTGAATGTAATATGTATAGAGACATGAAGTTTCAATATTATTATTCATCATACGCTTACGAACAAGTGTGTGAATATAAGTCCAACTATAATGGTTTTGAGTGGTGGACTGGTAGAGAATGGAGTAAAAATAAAGATTTGTTTAAAGAGTTACTAAACAAAGACAGCGAAGTAGAAAGTCTAAAAGATTTATACTATCGACACAAAGACTATTATAAGAAAGGTAAAATATAAATGGGCAAAAGTGTATATAACAAAGACGCAACAGTAGATTTCACAAAACAACCAATGTTCTTTGGTGAGGACAATGCAGTACAAAGATTTGATACTTACAAATATCCTATCTTTGATAAATTAAATAATCATCAACTAGGTTTATTCTGGCGACCAGAAGAAGTATCTTTACAGAAAGATAGAAATGATTGGCAAGAATTAAGACCAGAACAAAAACATATCTTTACAAGTAACCTAAGATATCAAACATTATTAGATAGTGTGCAAGGTCGTGGCCCATGTCTTGCATTTTTACCATTCTGTAGTCTACCAGAGTTAGAGGGTTGTATTCTAACTTGGGACTTTATGGAATCTATACACTCCAGATCATATACATACATTATAAAAAATGTATATTCACAACCTAGTGAAGTATTTGATAAAATACTTACAGACGAATATATTACAGAAAGGGCAGAGGCAGTAACGAAAACTTATGACGAACTAATCAATGATGGTCAAAGATGGTTACTTGATGGTGAAGTGCAAGGCATAACTACAAAAGAATTAAAGAGAAAGTTATGGCGTGCTATTGTCAATGTAAACATTTTAGAAGGCATTAGATTTTATGTTTCATTCGCATGTAGTTTTGCTTTTGGTGAATTAAAACTTATGGAGGGTAGTGCAAAAATTATTTCTTTAATTGCAAGGGACGAAAGTCAACACCTGGCAGTATCTCAACATATCATTAAGAATTACAAGAATAATGAGAATGACCAAGAAATGTTAGATGTTATACAAGAAGAACATGAAAATGTAATTAACATGTATAGAGACGCTGTACAACAAGAAAAGAATTGGGCAAACTATCTATTCAAAGATGGTAGTATGATTGGACTAAATGATAAACTACTACATAACTATGTTGAGTTTATTGCTAACAAAAGAATGAGAGCGATTGGACTTGACCCACTATACGATCAACCAAAAAATCAAAACCCATTACCATGGACAGAACACTGGTTAAATAGTAAAGGGTTACAAAATGCACCACAAGAAACTGAAATAGAAAGTTATGTGGTAGGAGGGATTAAACAAGATGTTGAAAAAGACAGTTTTAAAGGTTTCGCTCTATGATAATTTGTGAACATTGTGAGGCAGAATTTAAAGTCAAAGTGCATAACGAATTGGCTGTAAAATTTTGCCCATGTTGTGGCGAAGCATTACATGATGGAGAAGATTGGGACGAAATGGATCCAGTCAAATGGGAAGATGAAGACTAGCAGCGCCAAGGCAAAAGGTAGAAACCTACAGAAAAAAGTTAGAGAACTTTTAATTGAATATTTAAAAATCGACCCAGAAGATATAGAAAGTCGTAGTATGGGTGCAGGTGGTGAAGATTTAATTATGGCGAAAGCAGCCAGAAATTTATTTCCATATTCGATTGAATGTAAGAACCAAGAAAAAGTAAATGTATGGAGTGCATATAAACAGGCAGAAGAAAATTGTAAAGGTTATGTGCCACTTGCAGTAATAAAGAAAAATCATCATAAACCACTTGCCGTTGTTGATTTAGAAACATTTATATTATTGAATAGGAAAGAAGATGATAATAACAGGCGTTGATCATTCACACGAAGATTTGTTACCATGGTGGATTGAAACTACACTAAAGGCCATGCCTATGCAAAGAGTGTATGTTTGTGATTTTGGTATGAGTCCTGCCGCAAGAGGTAGAATAAACGATAAGTACCCAGTAGAGTTTAGTAGACCATTTAATGGCACTACGGCAAAAAAGTTAGGTTGGTTCTACAAAGTAGAGGCAGTAATGACCGCACCATCACAATCTGTTTGTTGGTTAGATGTAGATTGTCAAATACTCACAGATATTTCAGATGTATTTAATTTAGTGCCACCTGGCATGATTGGTTTGACTAGAGATATAGTTAGAGGTAATTGGTGGGCAACAGGTGTGATTGTTGTAAACGATAGACCATCTTTATTAGAGACATGGGATAAAAGATTAAATGCAGGTGATGGTATTCGTGGCGACCAAGAAGCATTGTATGAATTGATTGGTAAAAATCCACATGAACAAATACAAGAGTTACCACAAGACTATCAATGGTTAAGAATATCATTGAACAAAGGTAAAGATAGTCCTACAAAAAAAGTTATACACTGGACAGGACCTAAAGGTAAAGAATATATAAGAAACCATTTATCAAAAGGTGGTACATATAAAGGAGAACGAGTAGGGTGATTTTTAGTATATTAACTCCAACAAGAAATAGACCAGAGAAGTGTCAGCGTTTTATTGAATCCATTAAGAGAACTACTAGAGAACATGGTCGTATAGAATTATTATTCTATATTGATAATGATGATCCGTCAATGGGTAAGTATAGAAAGATAGAAGAAGTTTATACAACAGACTTTCTACGAATTAAAATGTTTGAAGGTCCTGCTAAATCTGTTTCTAAATCTTGGAATGATATTGCCGCAATCTCAAATGGTGATTATATGATTATGGGTAATGATGATTTGGTATATGATACAGTAAGTTGGGATCAAAAGTTAGAAAGACATTTAGTTAATTTAGAAGACCCATATCATATGTGTTGGGTGAATGATGACATTAATGGTAATAGACATTGTGCTTTTCCAATCATTAGTAAAGAGTGGTATAAGACAGTAGATTATTTTACCCCTGGTGTATTTCACTTTGGTTACAATGATACATGGGTATATGATGTGGCGAAAAGAATTGGCAGACACAAATACTTTGGTGATATTCTAGTTAAACATCTACACTTTTCTCATAACCCAAGTGAAAGAGACGATACGACAGAAAGAAATAGAACGCAAGAGAAAGGTAATCTTTACAAAAAAGATTTAGTTATATTTAATCAAACCGCCACAATTAGACAAAGAGACGCTGAGAAAATTCAACATGCCATCAAACAGTATCATGCCAAAAAATTATGTGCTACAAAAATAGAATATATTAATGAACATAGATTTTTATGGTTAAATGATTTGAAAGCAGAATGGCAAGGTTCTCAACATAAACTCAAAGACAATCCTACACCACGACAAGAAGAAAAGTTAAAACAATTGTATATGAGTATCGCCAGAAAAGGCATGGAATCACCTATTCTTGTGGCGAAGGACATGAGAATATTAAGAGGTAATCAAAGATATTGGTATGCCAAAGATCATGGTTATCAATGTATAAGTGCCTATGTAATTGAAGACGCTGACATAGATAAATGGATTCAAAGAACATATATAGATGAGGTGAACTGGTGAACATATTATCAATAGATTGTGATTGGGCTAAAACACCAGAACAGGCGATAGAGTTGGTAAGATTGTGTAAACATTACCAACATAATGAAAATGTCTATTTTATAAAAGATCATCAGACATGTGCCAACTATATCACAAAAGGCGATACATTGTATAATGTAGATGACCACCACGATCTAGGTTACAACGAGTGGCAATTAGAAGACAATGGCGTTATGGGTAGGGCTAACTGGGTTAGACAATTGATACAAAGAAATATATTAGAAGGTTATGTATGGATTAAAAATTATGATTCCCACACTACCCCGGAAGAAGTGTTGTTAATTATGAATGATATAAAGATGTGGCGTTGGGAAGATGATACCTCTAGTTTATATAATAAAGAGTTTGATAAAATAATTGTGTGTGAAAGTTTTTGTACGACACCTGTACCATTTAGAATGCTTTTCAATATGTTGAAAGAAATATTTGATAGATATGAAGTAGCAGAACCAGAGAACGAAACAAAATATTTACACATGAAATAATGAGATACGCTTTATACAGAATACATTATGGGTTAGACTTTCTTGGTAAGTCTATTGAAAGTATAGAAAAACATGTAGATAAAATTTTTATATTCTGGTCTAAACAACCTTGGTATAAAAAATGTGAGAATTTACCACCACTAAATGAAAATGTAAGTGAGTTTTGTAAGAAGTATAAGAAGGTAACAGTATTCGAAAGAGAGTTTGAAAAACCAATTAATCAATACAAACTTATGTATGATGAGATTGTAAAGTATTACCCACACCCTAAACAAATACTAATGATGGAACCAGATATGGTATGGGGTGATGATATCGAAAAGATATGGACTATACCAGATGATGAAATATCATTTAAACAGATAGAATTTTGGAAGAATGAAGAATGGTATATAAAGAGAGAACAAGAACGACCAGGTCCAACTCTATGGAATACTTCGCCTAAAGAAACATTGAAAGGCACTTTTTTAGATATCAAAAGAGTGCACCCAAGTTATCAATGTTATAATTATGGATTTTGTTTATCACCAGAAGTAATGAAGTACAAACATGAGGTGGCAATTCAATCGTCTAAATATTACAGCGACAGTATACCTAGTAAAGAATGGTATGAAGATAAATGGTTAAATTGGACAC